GTGAGTAGCCCGCCAAGCCCTTGCTCTGGGTTCTGATTAAAGTAGCTCTGTAAGCCCTGCCCCGCCCCCCCAAGCAACCCTGTACCAAGCTGACCAATCAAGTTAGCCTGTCCCATCCCCGAAGCCAAGAGAGCGTTAAGGCCACCCATCTGCGCTTCAGCCTGACCCGCAGCCCCTTGACGACGACCAATGTCCTCAAAGCCAAAGCCCTGCGTACCGGCACCAAACAAGTCAAGCAACGCATTCTGTGGTGCGTACTGGTTCTGGTTAAACAAGCTGCCCAGCTGGCCTGCCTGTAGTTGCTCACCCTGTGATTGCCCACGGGCTTGGTAGAAGGCGGAGGTGCGTGCCTCTTCCTGAGCCTTGGCTAACGCCAGTTGCTCAGGGGCACCCCCGTACTGCGCTGTACGAAGCCCTGTGCGCCCCTGTGCCGCTAGGCGCTCCTCTAGGGCTAGGTTCTGCCGCTGCTCCTCAGGCTGCATTACAGCCCTTAGCTGACCATAGATGTCATTGGCCCCGGCCCCTATGCCTTGGTTAGCTAAGCCGAACATACTACCGGCTTGACCTTGGAGTTGGTCGGCTAACCCTTGCTGTGGCTGTGATAAACCAAAGGAGGTGTTGCCTAGGGAGTCTACGTTGGCTGAACCACCCCGAGGGCCTGTGATGCCGTACCCTTGGAACTGTGTGTTCTCACCAATCTGACCCGCTATGTCCTGGCTGCCCGCGTAGGCGTCCTCACCAATGGCACCTAAACGCTTATAGGCGTCGTTGAGGGCGAACAAACCACCAGCGCCCTGACCAAGTCCCAGTAGTGCTTCTAATCCGCCTGCCATTATATAATCCTTCCTATCAATGTTTGCACTGTAATTTCCTGTAAGGAGAACGCGGAGCCGTCTACGTTAGTCTCTAAACCAATGGTTACGTCCGGGCCTGACCCTGTGGCGTTGATGCCTTTGTCAGTGATGGTTATACCCCCACTAAACTCAGCGATACCAAACTCACCGACGCCAAACTCAGAACCCCCACCCGTATCAAGGGCAAACGTCTGCGCGGAGAAGGTCCCTGAGTACCCATAGCCCCAGTAGAGTACGGCGTCCTGCCCCGAGCCCCCTACGATTATAGGCCTCACCTTCTTAAGTATCTTCTGCCTAGCGTTGTCCCCAAAGGTCAACACAGGGCTATAGAATTGATAACGGTATGACTCCCCGTTGTCTTGGTAACCCGCGTAAGTACCCAAGCCCACTGCGGAGCCAAGGTACAATGTACCGTCCTTAGCCCTAACACAGGAGGTGAAGGGGGTGCTGGGCCACAGGGTGACTCTAAAGCTACCGTCCTCAAGGGTCCCGCGCATATCAAAGCAGTACGTCTTAGCTAGGGACTGGAAGGACACAAGGTAGAAGGCCTCCTCGGGGGAGTAGCAGGCCACGATGTTACCTGTATTCGCTACAATGGCTGCCCTCTCGGCTATGAGGTCGGTGATGATGTCCCTACGCACGTTGTTGGAAACGTCCGTCATGGGCCTAGCGTTCTCTTGTATGGTCCTGCCAAGGCTCCTTAGGCCGGTGCTGGACAGGAACAGGAGGTCACCCCCTGTGGGCTCCACGGAGTCCCTAGAGACACAACCCACACCCGCTATGGTGTCCTGTAGGACCATGGTGCTTGGGGAAGAGGCCCCTGAGTATATAACTGTATTCTCTTCACCAAATATGATGAGGGCGTCGTTGTGCGCCGCTATGGCGGTTATCTCGTCGTAACCGTTGGGCCACACGCTAGTGATGTCAATGGAGCCCGAGGACCCTGTGTCCCAGTTCTCACCAATGTAGAGGTCGGACCAGTACACAGTGGCCTTGTCCCCGGTAACGTCGGCTAGCCACAGCCTACCGTAGGCGGCGAGGGCCGCGTGGGCTTGCTTGCAGGTTGAACTATCAGTGGACTCACTGTCTATAGTGACCACAGCCCCAAGGGCGTTACTGTACATGAGGGGCTGGTGGCCCCTTTGGAAGAAGTACATCTTATCGTTGAAGTGTATTAACTTCCAGTCGTCGGCGTTGACTGTGTATGCGCCGGGAGTTACGTCAACCAAGGTATCATTAGTGGTGGTGACCGTAGTGGCCTTGAGTATCTTACTGTTGCCTGTACCAAATAAGGCCGTGTTACCCGCCTCATCAACGAACTGGTGGAGGGAGACTATGGGGTTGAACCCGCCGGCACCGTCCGAGAGTTCACTACGGTCTGTGGTGAGTGTAGCAAACCCCTTGCGGGCACCCAGCCTACCAAACTTGTCCAAGATGCAGTTGTTAGCCACGGACGCAAAGGCTGGGTCCATGTTAACGGAGGAGTCCTCAGTGTTGAGCCCCTTGAATCCTGGAGCCCCTAAGGTTATGGTCTGTAGTTGCTGAGCCATTAGGGTGTGTACCAGACAGTTTCAAAGGGGTTCTTAGCGGCGTCAAAGGCTATGGCGTCCCCAAGGTGCTTGTCGGCTATCTCAAAGTAACGGGCTGAGGACAAGCCAATGGCCTCACCCTTCTCCTCCGCAAGCATAGCGATAGCTAGGTGTAGCACGGGGTTGTGGGGGATGTTAAGTACGTCACTGTCCGCTGAGAGGTCCGCTTGGTACGTAGACACACTAAACTTAAGGCTCTCGACCCCTGAGGGGGTGGGGTGTACCTCCACTATGGAATCATCATTGGAGTCCACACCCCTGAAGCAGAACTTGTCCACGGAGCCTGAGGCGGCGTTGCCCACGTAGGCGGTCTTATCAAACCAAGCCTGAGCGTACTGCCTTAGTTGTCCGTTCTGTGTGTCGTTGAAGGCTGTGAGTACCTTCCCGTCCTGCCCAAAGCCCGTGAGGCTGTAGGTAGTCGTGCTGGCTGCGGTGGTCACTGTAATGATGCTGCGGTTGCTTGACCAGTCCCACGCACCCTCAACGATACGCTTGGCGTCGTTAATGTAGTCAGAGACCATGGTGGAGTAGGTAGTTTCCACTACGGTACTTACGGAGTCCTCACGTAACCTACGAAGGGTTCCATTGACTAGTTCCAAGTACGTCATTACTTATTTATCCCCGCAAAGAGTTGGGTGAGGAAGCTGGCCCGCTGCTGTGGCTGGAGCCGCTGTAGTAGTGGGAAGTTAGACTCTATGGACGCCATGTAGGGGTCAAACTCACCCGCCGCTGAAGCCGAGCCACCAAGGAGTCCAGTGCCTTCACCGTCAGGGCCATCACCGTCAGGTCCGTCGCCGGGTCCGTCGCCCGTATTAGTACCTGTGCCGTCACGTGTCATTACATTGCCCGTAGGGATGACCCCTACGCCCGGCCTCGTCCATGTCCCCGGTTCAAACTCGCCCTGAGTTACTGTAACACTTCCCTGTCTTTCAGTTGATTCTGTAGGGGTTTGTATGGGGGCTTCCCCCGTGCGTGGGTCTATGGCAACATTAGGGGCTGTGGTGGTTGTGGCTTCTTCCTCTAAAGGCGTCTCACCGCTGCTGTAAACCTCCCCCACTACATAACCGTCCGACTGGGCTTGGTTGATTACCTCCCCCGTAATAACATGAACAAAACGCCCGTTCCCCTCATACAACCAAGGACTTTCAGTGTTAGGGTTAGTTGGCGGCGTTCCGCCGGCTGTTGATGCTGGGGCTGGTGAAGCGCTTCCGTCCTCACTGTCTTCCTCGTCCACGGGCTCAGTGGTTGGCGGTGTTAAGCCGGGGAGGTTTACAATGCTGGTACCTTCGTCACGTGCAGTAATGAAGTCATTAAGGGCTTCTTCGTTAATAGTGCCGTCGGCGTTGTATATGCCAGTAGGGGTTTCAACAGGGTTAGTACCTACGGGACTAAGCTCAGGGGGTGTGTTAGTACCGTACTCCGGGAAGTCCAAGTCCACAATAGAGCCCGTTGAGGCGTCCTGTGTAGTGTCCTCAAACAGGTCGGGCTCAAGGGAAGGTGTTACCCACGCCCCGTCGCCACCTTGTACCCAGCCAGCGGAGAGCGCCTCCTCTATCTGCGCCGCGCGTTCCTGCGATGGGTCCGAAGGAACAAAACCGTCGCGCCCCAATTCATACAAAACACTTTGCATTTGTTCGTCGGCAAGACGTACTAAGAAATCACCGGGGAAGCGTGAGCTTCGTGAGCCTGATGGGTTAAAGGGATTACCGGAGCCCCCAAGGAAGGAGCCCCCACTGTCTTGGGATAATACGGACTCAATGCCCCCAAAAGCCCTTCCCGCCGCTGCGTCTAAAGACACTATCCTTTTCTCCACATCTTAAGGCCAATGGCCGACAACACAACAGCATTCATAAGAAAT